CAACAACCAGAATTCCATTGGTTTGGCTTATAAAAATGAATCATAAACTACGTTTTATTATAATAAAAAACGCAGTTAATTCAAATTTTTCTCATCATTTCTAAGCTGTCCGAGTTTCATATATATTTTAGAGTCTTGGACAGTTACGAAGTCAGCAAATACTCCATCGTCAGACTTCATCCCCTTAACAATTACTATATTCTTTTTCGTTGGAAGTGAGCCACGGTTGTCGGATATACAGTCAGAGATTGCGTCTCGTCTCTTATTTTTAAATAATAAGACATCCATAGTATCGGTCTCATCGCCTATCTCGAACTTAACATACTCGTTGCCGCTTTTGGAAACTTTTACCCCTGTGCAGTCTTTGATTGTACCTACGAAATAAACTCTCGTTTTCGGTCTGGCAGCCCTGACTTCAGAAACCAATCTTAAATCTGTGTTTCTGTTAATAAATATATCTCTAAGAAAAACTCCGTGGGTATATCCCAGCAGCTCATTTTCGTAATACCAGTTGGCAAAAGACTCATTTTTATGATTTATATCATAGATGGTCTTATAAGGCATAAATTTACCTCTGAGAGTTTCGATTCTAGAATCTTTAATATATCTCTTGCCTTCATCGTCGACCTTCACTTTCATTTGGTTTAGGACGTTAACTAGATCGTCATTACCCATATCGGCAAACTTAAGAGCTATAATCCTCTCTCTAGGAGTCAATATTTTCCAAAGCTGACATTCAAGTACGAGTTTACTTCGGCTATACTTGTCTCCCATGTCCAAAGCTCCTGCTTGAATAAGCGCAGATAGAACGCCTAAATTTATGCCCGCTTCCGTGGAAGCTTGAAAAACTTGGAACTTGTTAGAAGCGCAGCTCTTAAAATGGCTGAGTTTAGTTAGCGACGAGTTTGAGATACCCTTTATCGACGACAAGCCAAACCTAATGTTATCTCCTTCGATAGAGAAATCATCTTTTGACTTTAGAATATCCGGACGCAAAAGCTCTATATTGAAATGAACTAGCTCTTTCTGGATTTTAGATATTTCTGCTATTGGGTCTGGCTCAAACTTACTCATCTGTAATAAAGCAAGAAAGAACTCTTTCGGGTAATTAAATTTAAGGTAGACTGTGGCTGCGGCTAAGGCTGCGTAAGCTATCGAATGAGATTTATTAAAAGAATAATTAGCTGAGTCTTCTAAAATTTGCCAAAGGACATCGCCAACTTCTTTATCGAGATTATTCTCCTTTATCTTGTCCTTAATCTTCTTCTTCCACTTCTTAACTTCGTTTACCTTCTTCTTACCAACGATACGTCGTAGCAGCTCTGCTTCGTCAAGCGTAAACCCGACTTTGTGAGCCATTTTCATCATCTGCTCTTGGTAAAGACAAACACCTCCAGTAGTTCCTAAGATGTCGTCAAAGAATGGATGTATGACGTCGTAGCTATCATTATTAGTATAATTAGCGTACTGATCAGTGAACTGCATAGCTCCCGGCCTAGCCAAAGCTAATACAGCGCTAAGTTCTTCTAGACTCTTTGGTTTTACTTTTTTGCAGACTTCGTAGTTTGCTCTAGCTTCAACTTGGAAAATGCCTTGTGGTTGTTTTAGGTCGTAAAGGTTTTGATAAATGCTTTCGTGATCTAGGTCTATATCTTCTACATTTATACCTATAAACTTACAAGCTTGGTCTACAACTGAAACAGTTCTCAAGCCAAGAACGTCAAGTTTCACGTTGAACATCTGAGACCAGTCCATATTATAAGAAGATATTTTCTCCTTATCAGAGTCAAGCTCTATCGGACAACTTTTAGTTATTTGGTCGTAGGATAACAGGATAGCAGAAGGGTGAACGCCCTTATTTTTCACTAAGCCTTTTATCTTCTGTGCTGTTTTATAAGTCCTTGGATTAGAGTCACACCAGTCCCTAAACTCGTTTACTTCTTCGTAGGCCTCAGATATATCTTTTACCTGTCCAAAAACTTTCGGTATCATAGCAGAAACATGATTCATTTCTGTCTCTGATTTATCCTCGACAGTTTTGCCGCACTCCTTCATTACCAGCTTGCCGCTGAGAGTGTTTAGAGTCCTTATTTTAGAAGTCTTGCCTTGGAATTCTTCTTCTAGATATTTGAGAACGTCTTTGCGCCTATAATAGCATACGTCCATATCTATGTCGCACATCAGAGAGCCGTCTAGATAGGTAACTCCGTCAACAACTTTTTTCTTAGCACGAATCTTTGAAACAAATCTCTCAAAAAATAGATCGTATTTGACCGAATCTATTTTAGTAACTCCCAGCAAGTACAAAACGAAACTGCCAGCGGCCGAGCCACGTCCCAAACCTACTGGAATATCTGAGACATTACAAAAATGTATTACTTTCCAGACTAAAAGTATATAATCTACGAACCCTAAATCTTTTAATATCTCTAATTCGTAGTATATTCTGTCTACATACTTCTTATGTTTTTCGGTCCCTCGCTTTATATCTAGCTTTTTAAAGCCTTTTTGGCAGAGGGCAATAAGAAAATCGTAGGTATTTTTTACCTTCTCTGGGTTATCTATTAGTTCTAGATAATCCTCTTGGATTTGAAACTTGGGTAATCTAACCCCATGAATGTCCAAGCCAAGATTCTTGAAGCTATCAAAACTACTCTTTCTTTTTTCTGGGCCTGCCTCGCTTTTTCTTTGCTGGCTTGGGCGGCTCTGACTTTTGCTCTCCTTTACTGTCTCCATCTTCTTCTAGTATATCCTCTAATCTATCTCTTAAAACCTTTAAAGTCTCTTTACTTTCTTTCTCGAACCGGTAGAAAAAATCTAACTTGTCCTGCTTGTCACCTTTTCTGAGAATTATTATAGCGTAATCTACATCAGCTTCTTCTGAAAGCTTTTCAATTAAATCGTATGCAAAGTCCATGCTGGGCATACATTTATTATACGCTTAAATTTTGCTCATTTCTAATTTTAATTTTCTCCAAACTTTTAAGTTTAGCTCTAAATCGTTTATTGCGTCATGCAGGGTCGCATAGTTGTGTTCGATATTATAGTATTTACCCAGTTCAGAAAGAGACGCTCTTACGCCTTTTACCCTGTGACTTAATAGTCTATACTGATACTCAAAAAAGTTTTCTTCCTGTTTTTTGAAGTAATGCTCTGACCTAATCCCTCTGCCAACTGACAGGGTGTCTATGCACTTTTTAAACAAGTGATTGTAAGGTTTGCCATGCATCTTGCACCAATCTCTAATGAGGTACATATCGAATCCCAATATGTGGTGTCCTACTATATAATCACAGTTGTCTAGCCATTCATAAACGGTAGGGAATATTTCCGACTCATCTCTGGCTAGTTTATTAAACTTCTTTTTATCAAACCGAGTAATTCTAGCCGCCTCTTCAGAGATGCTTAGGTCACAGTCCCATTTGACCATCTCGTCGAACTTATCAACGATTCTGTCCTTGTTGACGACTTTAATCATGCCAACCTGCCAAGGCCGGTTATTATAGAAGTTTAAGTTTACATTGAAAGTCTCCAAGTCCATGAAAACTAACTCCTGTTTAAAATCGTTCTTGAAAAAGTTGTTATCCATTTAATTGACTCACTGGTAGATTATAACAATCAGCTTTAAAGTAAAAGCTTTTAGTGCGAGGTGACTCTGGGTCGTAATCGCCTTCTTTGTAAAACTTGGCTTTCTGATAAAATGTAGCTTTATCTATTTTACCAAGATACCAAGCGTAGCTCAAGTCCTTCATTACGCTAACGAAAACATACTCGTCGCAATCTTGGTTAGGGTTAAAATCTGCCACCGTGCAGTTGTAGTTTAGACGAGGGGGAACAGTTCTCTCTTTAGTCTTTACATCAACAGTAAAATGGCCAGAGCAAGGGTTATGATATACTAAATCGTAATCGTAGGTGTCCTTTATTTCTCCGCCTAGAACGTACTTGGCAACTTCTTCGCCAATGTAGGCTACTAATGCGCCTTCGCCTTTTCTAATAGAGTTATTAAGAAGGGGTAGCTTGTCTGCCCTTGCTTGCGCCCTGTCGATTACTTGTTGTGATAGTTTAAACGGTCTCATACCAACTCTCAAAACTAAATTCGTTTGAACACATATGATCGAAGTTAGGTTTGGCTAAAGTTCTTTTTGCTCTGCCGGGGGCGGAGTCAGAGATACATCTAAAAGTAAGATAGGCTGGGAAGTCCTTCTTATTCTTATAATAAATACTCTTAACCTCTTTAGTTTCGTACTTATCTTTACAGTAGGATAAAACGTGCTCCCTCAAACAATCATCAAAAGGCAGGTCGTTACTTTCTAATAAAAAAACAGGATTTAATCTAGAAAAATCCGGTATAATATTACTCATCCTAAATTTGTTTTTATGTATAAAGGAATCGTAAAATGGAACAGCATACAATAAATCTTTATCGTCCCAAAACTTATCTAAAGATTTATAATCAATCCTAGGTACATAATAAAAGCCTTCAGTAGAAGCGGTCGAAGATATGTCTAGAAGTCTCTCATAGCCAGATTTATTCTTGCAAAACAATATACATTTAGATTCTAAATAGTCGCTACTCTTATCTTTAAAGTTTATATCCTCGCAGATACTTAGACGAAGGCCAAATCTCAACTGCATCTTAGCTTCTTTAGCGTTATGATAAGCCTCCATGAAGCCTGTCATGCTGTCGTCAACTAGATAAAAGCTATCGAGCTTAGCTTGTGAACATATGTCTATTATCGAGTCAGGTCCAGACTCATCAGACGAACCCAATGAGTTTAGAGTAAGTATTGATTTACCTATGCTGTAGTGGGATTTGAATAGAGGGGTGACCTCGTTCATAAGGCGAATTGTACTAGAGTTCTGCCCTCGTGTCAAGAAAAAATATCTAAGTATTCGTCGCTACCAGCGTGCCTTGGGCAGCCTTCATATTTTTCTTTTACTATCTTCTGACTTTTTTCCTTTATGGCTTCCAACTCTTCCTTCTTAAAACTGGAACTTATTTGATTCCCATCTTTATCTTTTAAAGAATAGTAGTCGTAAGCATCAATGTAAGGGCAACGCCATTTACCTACTTTGCACATCCAAGAATTCTTTTTGGTGTCAGCGGCGTAATTGCATTTAGCGTCGTCTTCTGTATAATTATTTATCTTATGAAAAGCGTAAGATAAATAATACTCGAACCCCTTTAGTTGCTCTTCTGTAAATTCAACTTGTTGAACAGGGCTTTTAGGAAATCTTAAAAATAAAAATTCTGCGGTAGGCTTAAACCCCGGCCAATGTTTTTTAGCGGCCAAAGTATAGGTCATGGCTTGAACGTTTGAATGGAGTTCCTCGCCTCTAAATTTATATTTGCTACTTTTATAGTCTACAATTTTTACTTTTTTACCACGTTTATAAACTATAGGTTTATCAATGAAGCCTCTTATTTTATAAGGAGGGTCTTCTCCTTCCAACAGAAACTCCAGCTCTGGATTGTCGACCTTACCGCCCCATCCAAAGAAGTCATACTTTAAGCCGACCATAATCATATCCCAAACTAACTCCGTATTCTCTTCGTTAGTCATGGGCAAATCGGAAGACTTCTCCATTTGGCGTAGGTGCTTCATCACGAGTCTTACGATAGCGGGGCTTCCGTCAATGGTGTTAGCCTTGATTATGGCGTCATAGTGCTTCTTATGCTTTTTCTTCACAAGCATTTCAAAAACTAAATGGCACACAGTACCTCGCTGTGCGCCTTCATTTTGCTTTTGAGGGACTTTTAAGTGATAATTGCACCAATAAGACCAAGAGCAAGTCTCTAACGTCTTAAGCCTCGATGCGGAAAGGACTCTTTCTTTTATCTGTTTCGCCATTCTAAAATTTCTTTTTTACTCATACAACCAAAGTCGTTTTTACAAGGCAACTTTACCGTAACTGATTGGTCGTCAAAGTGTTTAACTAGTAACTTCCTCATACCGTAGGCAGCTTTATTACCCGCCTGCCCTTGCTCATCATTATTCAGAGCTACAACTATTCTGTCAGGGTCGAGTTTCAAAATACAAGCTAGTAAGTGAGAGCTGAGCCTTAAACCAAAGGTGACAACTACGTTCTTGATACCAGCCTCCCACAAAGCTAACATATCGCCAATACTTTCTACAAGTATAACTTCTTTCTTATCTTTTATCAAATTATAATTATAAGCAAGAGGATAGCCCCATTTAGAAGTCGGGCCTTTATGCTTCCATTTTATAGGGCTTTTGTTCGTGGTATCTCTAGCTGTAGCTCCTATTAAAGTATCCCTGCTGTTAAAGATGGGAAACACATATCTGCCGTAGAACTCTCCTTGAGTAGCTTTGCCTCCATTAAATATAGAGAGTGTTTCGGGGCTTATTCCTCTGTCTCCCCAATAAGAATAGTCTTCTACTAAATTAGAAATAATTTCCTTAGAGAGAGCTTTGACGTGCTCTAGCTTGGCTTCTTCTCTCTTAGGTTTAACAAATTTATACTTTGTAAGTATGATATCTCTGGCCTGCTCTATATTTGAAAGCCCGAGAGTCATTCTTACTAATTCTTCGAATGGGCCAGACTTGCACTCTTTAAAATCAGTCCACCATCCAGTATCCTTATAAACTCTTAAAACAGAATTATTGTCAGAGTCACGATACAAGGGAGACATTCTAAACTCTCTGCCGTGATCTTGGAGCCTGTACCCCAAATCTATCAAAACATCTCTTATGTCAGCCATTAGTTGATATTAGTATCTCCGTCTCCCGCTAACCTTTGCTCCGATATATCAAATCTTTGCCGAATGTTATCTACTACATTATGAAGCGAGCCTCTACTTTGCACTGAAAAATTGTTTACCTCGAAGTTCAAATAGTTTTGGACCCATTCCTCTCTATGCACTTCTGTTTGATTATGCTCTTCTATAATTGGCCTACGAATTAAATCTATATGACCAGCAGCGTCCCGCCCTTGGTATCTGGTTTTAATTGGAAGTAGTTTGTGCGTACCAAACATTTCTCCATCCATAGCTATTTCGTCCGTAGTTTTCCTACGAAATATTCCAACGAAACTTGCAAACCACTGAAGCCTGTCAGAGAGAGATATAGCCGAGCTATCATCTACTAAAGTTCTACTACTTCTATTATGACTTTCTCCGGTTCTGTTCATCTGCATAGCTGTAATGATTGGCGCAGATAATTCTTCTGAAATTCTTTTGAGCTTATCTATCTTTTCTCCAATCGCTTGATGCTCCGCCCAGTTTCTGTCTACCTTTTCGCCTGTCAACTTAACATAGTCGTAGGCTATGACGCAAGGATTGCCTCTTCCGACATGCTGCATGTGCCAGCGTCTGATTATAGAACAGACTTCGTCTACAGTTTTATTCCTGACATGATAGTGAAAATATTGATGGTTATCATACTTGCCTTTAAAGTTCTCTTGATAGTCTCTCACCCTAGCATACATTTCCTCGTTCTTCCTCCAGTTCCCTGTTTCAAGATACCAAAGAGGTACTTGGGTCTGCGCCGCTGCCATACGAAATTTTATTTCTTTCGTAGACATCTCAGTATCTAGAACTAGAGCTGGGACATTATTTGCCAAGGAGGTGTTAAGGCAGATATCGTTTATGAAAGTTGTTTTGCCTTGGGCTGGTCTTGAAACTATTGCATATATGTTTCCCTCTCTCAAGCCGCCAAATAAACGATTGAACTCTGGGTAAGGAGTTAGTAATCCTGACTCATCAGAGGGATTCTTTCCTGACTCTTCTACTTCGTCAAGAAAGCTATCTAATATATTTTCGGGATTGTCGTCTAACTCGTAGGAAAGTATTTTTTCTGAATATATAGAATCTGACTTAGAAATTATATCGTCGACAGAATCATCACCGCAATTATTAACATAGCTCTGTATTTTATCTGCGGTATCTTCAATGTCTCTTCTAATTCTATATTTTATTAAAGTCTTAGCGTAACCAACTATAGAACTAGCTTTTGGCGCGCTAAGAAGTATGGCTTCTAAATACTCATGTATACCAACACCATCCTTAGCGGTGATTCCTATATTGATAATCTTATCAGAGATAAGAACTTTGTCGATGCTTTCGCCGGAGATATAAGAATTTCTTATTACGGAATATATAGACTGATGAACTTCATTGTAGAAATCTGCTATAGTTAAATAAGAATCTACCTCTGCTAAAACATCTGGATGTTGGAGAAGCCCGCCTAGAACGTACTTCTCTATCCTAACTGAGTATAGAGACATTTATTATTTGTATTTTCTGTCTACTTCAAAGAAATAATCGAACAGATTTTCTGGAGCCTGCAATCCGCCAATAGCAGTATATACAGCGAGACCTTGCTTCGCCCCAGTGTAGATACCACGATGAACAGTAGAGCCGCCTCCCATCATTCTGCTGAGTTGCTCGAACCCGTGTTCTAAACTAGACTGGGGTATATTGTCAAGAGAGTTTTTATCGCCGATAATGACACAAGCTGCGACGTTTCCTGTTGAAGCGTCAACGCCAGCTAAGATATTCTTTCTTAGATTGTCCCTAACTGCATAAGATATCCCTGTTTCACTGGTATCTTTAATCGGTGTCGCTCCGAACATAATAATGCCAGAAGAAAAGATAGTGTCTAAATCCGCCTTATCGAAAGTAGTGTAGGCAGATTCTTTAGCTGATATCTTATTGAATAAGTGGAAGATAGAACAGATGCTATTATTTGCTGTGCTCCAGAACTGATTTACAGATAGCTTAGGATATAGCTGCTTAATCTTCTCATTGTCAAGCACTACTAAAGGCGAAAGCACGCCAGCCTTCTGTGCATCAATCACTTTCGTAATTGTTTTCTTAGAGTTGTCTTGAACCTTGATGCCTTCCGCTCTGGTGGGTAAAGCTAGAACGCATCCTACTTTGGCGTCGGTGTCTTTAGTTTCTTTACCTAATGACTGATTAAGGTCGTGGCAAATATCAATAACTCTAGCTACACCGCCAGCGCCAGTGCCGCCACCGGCTCCAGCGCAAACTAAAACTCTTTCGTAGCTTGTACCAAAAGTTCTTTTTAGAAAATCTAAAATATCCTCGTAGCGAGTGCGGAACACTTCGTCTGCTGCGTCGGGATTCTTGCCAGCACCTCCATCGCCAATCAGAAGTTTATTCTGCTCTGGCACATTAATCAAAGAGAGATCTTGCTTAGCTGTGTTAATGATACCAACTCTTCGGTAACCTAAATTCCAGAAAGACTCTGCTAATCTTGAGCCTCCTTGACCAACGCCAACAATAGCAAAGTTAAACGCAGCATCTTCGAAAGTATCCTTAATAGCGTCCTCTATAGGCTCATCATCCGGCAGAGGAATATCCGGCAAATCAATACCTAGATCATCTACTCCTAAAGCTTCTACTGGAGCGAGAGCTGCTGGCGCTGCTGGCTCTACTGATTCTACTGGCTCAGGAGCTTCTCCCGCGCTTAAAGAAGCTGGAGGTTCGAATCCCGGCAGCGGGGTAGTAGGAGGCTCTTCTTTTTTAGGGTAGTAATCTGAAATGTTTGTATCACTCATCTTCGTAATCTTCCTCGTCTTCTCTATTAGTTTCTATTCTTGAAGTAATATTGTCTAAAAAACTTTCTTTAGAAATCTCTTCCATGGCCTCGGACCAATTTTTTATAAAGTATTGAAGAGACATGGCATTTAAATCATCAGATATTTGTGCATGCACCTGTGGCTTTGCCTGCTCATCGAAACTAAATAATACGTATCCTCCATAGGACATCTCGCTGATGTTATCTAGTACCTTTTGCGGCATACTTCCGTACTGTACTTCTTTACTCATCATAATATTATTACACTTAGTATTAAATGTCTACTCCGAAAGTATCGAAAATGTAAGATCTACTTAGATTTTTGATATCTTTAGTTTCTATTTCCAAAACATTAAAATCATTCAACTCTAGCCAGTTTATTTTTTTCATATCTCTTTTTATGGAAGCTAGGTACTTGTCCCTAGACCCTCCGTGGAAAAATTTATTGTATTGATTATGTTGATCACCTTGGACTTCTACCGCTATCTTACGAGTAAAATTAACCAAATCAACTTTCATTCTAGTTCCAAACACAGGAAATTCCTCGTAGCAAATATGGTTTACCCAGTAGTCCTTAAAAAACTTTTTGACTTCGAATTGTATTTTAGATCTACAAGACTTTTCCCAGTCCACTTTATACTTAGTGACATTCTTGCTAACCAACTTTCCGTTTATGTTAAGCAATCTCACTAGGCTAAAGTAAGAGTCTCTTTCAATTTAGAGAATAGATATTCTGTAAGGTCTGGATTCTCCTCAAGGTAAGCAGTGAAAGCGTCCTCCCCTTGAATCTTTTGAGGGATCTCAAGATTGTTATCTTTTAGCTCCTTGATTAATTTTTCATTAACCGTCACCCAAGACCCAGCCTTTTCAACAAAACCCCATTTAACTAAAGAATCGAACACCTCGTACTCAATCCAAACACTTTTGCCGCCTGTCCTGCCATACCTAATAGGGTATCTAATTTCTGCGCCGGTTGTTTCATTAGGCGTTTTCTTAAATATAATTTTACACCAATGACCGTCAGGATTTCCGTCTTTAGAGGTCTTGGATGTTATTTGATCAGCCTTGTGGCGTTTCTGAAATTCGAATATCCAATCGGAGAAGTGAAGCAAAGCATTGCCTCCTGTGGCGTTTGTAAGCTTCGGGTCTCCCTTATCATAAGGGTTAACACTTACCGTGCTTCTAACCTGAGAAATCATAAAACAGATGTGACCTCTAGTGCTAATCGGCAGTGCCATTCTTTTAAGGAAGTTAGAACTTAAAACTGCGCCTCCTGCAACCTTGGTAGCTTCTGCATAAGAGCGATCGATATCTCCAGATGGAATCAAAGAGTCCATCGAGTCTATGATAAAAAAATATTTTCTCTCAGTAGGATTATCTTTAATTAGATTTGTGATGAACCCAATAACTGTCTCAAAGATATTAGATTTAAAAACGAACCATTTATCCTCAGAGGTGTCAACACCTGACCTCTCTATCATTTCTGGCGAAAGCCTACCTTCAGACTTTACATAGATAACCATAGAGTTGTCTACTGTATCTTGGAAGTTTTTAGCGAAAGATAAAGAGCAAGAAGTTTTACCGCCCTCAGAAATACCGCTGGCTCGAATTATTGAAGGTCTCAAACCTCCAGCCATTGCTATATCTAAAAGCAAACTACCACTAGAAACTGTATAGTTAGCTTCTGTCTCAAAATTATAATGTTCGTGCTTGTGGTCTTGTAGGTACTGCTTAATTTGACCTACTGGGTCTAATGTATCACTTTTTCTTTTTGCTGCCATCTCTTAAAAAATCTAATAAATTTTTCTTTGTTTTTATCTTTTTAGCTCGTCCGAACTTACGACTCTCTACATCATAACTCTTTTCTGGAGTTAAGTCAAGCTTATATTTGTGCCACTCAGAGACTAGGTAACGCTTGCCGTTTGGAGAAAGAAACCAAATTAATGATTCTAGATTGTCGAACGGTATGGAAGCCCTAAACCAAAACTTTTTATCTGGATAGGCTTTAAGAAGCTTCTTTGCCGTAGATATTTCTCTTTTAGTAGCCTCTCTATCCGACCAGATAGTCTTAGAATTCCCTATAAATTTTTCAATTATGTACTGGTAGATAGTTAGCTTTTTTCTTTTCGGCATATAGCTAAATCATTATCTACCATACTTTCTACCAATTTGTCAAATGAAATCTCAGGCTTCCAGCCAAGTTCTTCTCTGGCAGGAGTAGAGTCACCATGTAAAAGGTCTACTTCTGCTGGCCTGTAAAATTTTTCATTTATCTCGGCCAAGACTGTATTTTCTTGAAAAACTCTAAATTTTTCGTCCATACCTTCGCCGCTCCAAAGACCGGGAACGTCTGCGTGAGTAAACGCTCTTTGAACAAAGTCTCTTACGGAGTGCGTTTCGTTGCTAGATAAAACATAATCTTTAGGTTTATCTTGGTTCATCATTAGCCAAACGCCTCTCATAAAGTCCATGCTGTCGCTCCAGTCTCTTTTTGCGTCTATATTTCCTAACTGTAGAGGCTCAAAAGATAAATTATTATCTAATGCGCACTTTATTTCTGCGACCTTTTTCGTAATTTTTCTAGTTACAAACTCTTCTCCTCTTCTTGTGCCTTCATGGTTGAATAGGATAGAATGAACTGCATACAAATTATATGATTCACGGTAGACTTTTGTCATGTGCCTAGCGGCCGCTTTAGAAGCTCCGTACGGACTCCTAGGTTTAATCGGATGATCGATATCCTGCGGACTGTAATCTACGTTGCCAAGTTCTTCTGAGGAGCCTGCGCTGTAAAAACGACAGTCATGCTTAAATTTTCTGATAGCTTCGAGACATCTAACAACGCCTCCCGTATTAACATCAAGGACACTCAAAGGTACATCCCAGCTAACACCTACGAAAGAATTAGCTCCGAAGTTAAGCAGGTAGTCAGGCTGTAGCTTTTTAACTAAACTATCAATACTTGCGCTGTCTGACAAGTCCCCGTCTACTAGCTCAAAATTTTTGTTGTTTCTAAATTCTTTAATGTTAGTATAATTTGGTGAGCCAGACCTTCTCATCATGCCATAGACATGAATGTCTCCCTGCTCCAAAAGAAGCTCTGCCATGTTTGCTCCATCTTGACCTAAGATACCTGTAATTAATACTTTTTTCATTCTAAAATACTTTTCTTTGTGAACCTATAAAGACACTCATACTGTCTAACAGCTTTTTTTAAAGTGGGAACCATGTTATCCGGCAAATCTTTAAATTTAAAAAATTTAACATCCAGACTTTCGTCGCTCTTCTTTATATTATAGCTAGTAGGATAGCCGATCATAAAAATATCTACGACTTGCTGCATGTAGTCATCTTCTAAATAATGACGTAACGTTCCAGATTTTGGGTCCGAGTAAACACAAAACAAATCATCTAGCACCACATCTATATTAGTTTCTTCTTTGACTTCTCTTTCGATGCACTCAGCTATTGTTTCGCCGGGGTCTAGCCTGCCTCCCGGGACACACCACATATCGCAATCGGCTCTAAGCTCTAGTAATATCTCCTGCTCTGGGAAAGGCACTGCATACTCTTTTATATAGCATTGAGCGAACTGTTCTGCTGTCGGAGGGTTTATTCCGTGGATGTCTCTATACCCTTTGATAATTAAAGCGCCGAGTCCTAGACTGACTTTGCACTCCTTGTCTATCTTATCTAAAAATTTAAGTTTATGCTTCACCAATAAAAAGTTTTAATTTTAGATAATGACACCACGCCTTTCTGGCTAACAGCTTCTGTTGCGCACTTATTTGCAAATTTTATAGATTTGTCTATGTCTTCAGTATGAACAAAAGTTGATACAAGTCCCGCTAAGAAAGTATCCCCCGCTCCGGACACATCCTTAACCTCCACTTCTGGGACAGAATAAATTTTATCTTTATGCTCGCAGCCCTTGCTCCCTAAAGTTTTTACAAGCTTATTTTTAAATTTAATATCTTGAAAGATATTTTTAGATTTATTATACTCTACTTCATTTATTTTGATAAAAGATATATTTTCTGCCCACTCTCCTATTTCTTTTTTCGTATCTAAAAAAGTTAAGTTATGAATATTAGAAATTGCTTCAATATCATCTTCTTTTAAAAAACCTTTATCATAGTCCGATATTACTACGGCGTCATAATTTAAAAAATTTATAGTATTAAGTTTTATCCTGTTATACTTACCGCAACTATCAAACCTAAAAAACATTTGATTAGTTTTTACGTCTACAAACCTAGTTTTTTTTATGACTCTCCAGTTTGAATTAGTTTCTATTTCGCAATCAACTCCTAAAGATTTAATATTGCGATAAGCGTTATAAGCCATGCCCGGACTTTTTTGCTCATATTTATAATCTAGAACAGGGACAGGAGCTTCTGGCGCAAGCCTATCGCATTCGCAATAGCAAAAAACATCTTGGCAACTATCTCCTATAACTAAAACGTTCACTTTATAAACTTATGAAATATATTATTATAGTCCAAAAGGTCTTTCGGTATAAACATATTTTCTAGAATAAAAGATTTTAACCTTTCTGGATCTTTAACGAAACCTTCTTCTGTATATTTAGTCTCGTCATGCATAAGAATTTTTTGACACTCTTCGTACCCAAAACCAGACTCTAAAGCTTCTGGGTCTGCGATTATTTCTGGGATAGTTCTTCTGCTTTTGAAAAGATGCTGCCACGGGGGTAGTGGTTGTTGGTGGGGTTTAAACCCGCTGCTTGCACCATCTAGCGCAACTACATGAGAGACTACGATGTCTTTGTGCACTACGAATTTTTTACCTACGGCGGCAGTACAGAAAGTTAAAACAGATTCAGAACACTCAGAGGCGAAGATATCTGCCCAAACTCTATTGTCAAAAGCTTCGTATAAGCTCTTATCATATATTTGGCAGTGCGCATTGACAGCTTTGCCGACAGGTAAGACTAAATGACCTTGCTCAAAGAGTTTATCCTGTCCGCTTTCGTCACCTAACATCTTACCTTCGTTAAACCAAAGGAATGTACCACTATCCGTATCTGTTCTCGACGCAGTAATTCCATAAGGTCCAGATTTATGAAGGTCGTATAGAGATTTTAAGACGTATTTATTAGAACCAAAATCAATACCTGAGTCTATATAAAGGTATCCCTCTATATCTCCAAAGGCCTCTGTCATCTTTTGACAAGTGTGATTAAACGTTACATTTACAGGAAGAGGCTCATTAATAAAATTATATGATATAGAATCTCCGAACTCTTCTTTTAATGTATTTTGAGTGTCTTTATTGTTTTTGCAGCTAGATATAGCTACCCTAAAATCATCAAAGTCTTGGTCTAGTATGTTTCTAATAGAAGTTATGTAGTTCCCTACATTTTCTCTGCCAGAAATACCACAAGTATTAAATATAGCTGCTATTTTCATTATGATAGTCTCTGATTTTATTTTTTACTATTTCGCAATCCAACTGTTCATACGAAGGGTCTTTGCTAGGATTGAACTCGTGTATCGTCACAGGGCTTCCAACGCAAGGCTCTCCTTTCATTCCCATATAATACCCGAGTAGTATATCCCCTGCGTGGTAAAAAAGATTAGGATGAAAGATAAAACCATCTAAAGCATCTAAAGCTCTTTCTCTTTCGAATATGGGAAACTTACAAAGAGGGTGTCTTTGCACTTCAAAATCCACGGGAGAGTAACCTAAAAGTTCGCCTCTAGTTGGGTTATAGTTTAGGCTAGGAGGGTTTCCAGAAAGTGTGTTAATAGGAAAACGAGAATGCTTAAACTCACTAGCTAAAAAATCTATGCCGTCAGAGAAGTTAGTGGTGAGAGCGTGATCATCAGTTAAGAAAATACAATACTTGCTCCTACTGATTTGCGTAGCATAATTAAATGCCCAAATTGGGCCTCGCCTTCCATCTTCTTTAAGCCAAACGACATTATCTCCAGAGACTTCTTCGTTTGAAACTATGATAATTTCATAAGAATGCCTAGCGGGTATTCCGTTTATATTATCTACTACTACTTTAGAGAACCCTTCGAAAGGCCTAGCTGTTGGTATTATTATAGAGATATCCATTAACCCAGCTTTTTCTTCATGTATTCGATAACTTCGTCAAGACTTTCATCTAAAGATATATCCGCTTTATAATCTAGGAGCTTCTCTGCTTTTGCTACCGAAGGGATTCTTTTCTGTACGTCGTGCACATATGGATCTTCAGTCGTAAAATTAAACTCTTTATTAGGATTAAGTTTATTCCAAATTTTTTCCGCTAACTCTAGAACAGTGGTGGCTTCTGCGGTTGAAATATTAAAACATTCATTTAAAGCGTTTTCATGTTCCATCGCTGTGACTATGCCTCTAGAGATATCTTTGCCATTTGTGTAGCATCTGACTTGATTGCCTTCTCCTAAGATATGAAGTGGGTCTTGCCCTTTTAATACTTTGTTAATTAAATCAGGTACGACATGAGACATCATTAATTTAACATTACCGCTCATAACCGCCTCTTCAGAAATAGAATCTTCTTCGCCTACCCCGACACAATTAAAAGGCCTAATAATAGTATAAGGTAGACCATACTGTTCGAAAGCTCCCTTCGCAAAATATTCTGAAGCTAACTTTTGAAAACCATACGTTGAAGTCGGCGGCGGACAAAACTTAATAGAATCTTCTTCGCTAGGATACTGATTTGTATTTTCAAAAACCATACTGCTAGATAATACTACTATCTTTTTAAGGTTATGATTTTTATATAGATCAATAGCTAAGTCAAAAGTGTTTGCTAAGATTCTTTCGTTAGTAGCCAGCAAATCATACGCGTACTTATGGAAGTAAGAAATACCTCCTATCATAGCAGCGCCAGCTATAATATACTCGACATCTTCAAGGTTAATGTTGACGACAGGCTTGCCGGATAGATCTAGATTGATTAGTTTAAAATTAGGATGTACATCATGTGGCCTACTAACCTCTCCGTACTTAGAAAAATTATCTATACCAATTACTTCGTAACCTTTATCCAAAAGGTCTTTACAAACATAGCTTCCTATAAAGCCCTGACTTCCTGTTAATATTACTTTACTCATTTTCTGCGCGCATACCTTCTAGTACGGTTATTTTAAATTTATTATTTTGATCCAAGATATCAGAGAAAAAACTTACGCTAGAGTCTTTGCATATGTGAGCTATCGCTCGCATGTCCTTCGGTAAGCACATACCTCCAAAACCTTTAAATGAGTCATTGCATTGTAAATATTTTTTAGATATATGCTCCCTCTTAGAAACGCAGTTCATTACATTGCTGTAATTTACGCCCATAATTTTACAGGCTTCACTAAACGCATTTGCAAACGTAATCAAAGTTGCGTTATAGCAATTATTAAAATACTTAACCAACTCTGCTTCGTTAGGGGAAAGCTGGACTACTTCTTGAGGAAGATCTCCGTGTGCTTCTCTGATAAATTTAAAATCTATATGAGAATTAGTTCCTATTACTAACAAGTCGTGGTTTTCTGTAAAGTCGGTGATAGCGCATCTTTCTCTTAAAAATTCTGGAACCATGGCCATGCGAAGATGACTATACTTTTTAGATAAGGACTCTGTAGTGCCCGGTTCGACAGTTGATTTAATACAAACTATTCCAGTGTACTGAATACCACTTAGCTCGTTTACTACAGACTCTACGATAGAAGTGTCGCACTGTCCTGTTTCTGGGTTTGAGGGAGTCGGCACACAGATAAAACAAATATCTGTTTCTTTAATATCGTTAATACTTGTCCCATCTTTTGTATCATGATAAGAAACCGTGTGCCCTATAAGTTCAAATCCAAACTTACAAGCAGAACCTACTACCCCTAAACCTACTATGCCTATTCTCATAATCTTACGTTAGGATAATTTTCTTCAAACCAGAGATAAGATTTTTTTAAAGACTCCTTCAAGTTAGTGAATTCAAATTCAGGAAACAGGCTTCTGAGTAGAGTAAGGTTAGACTTTCTAGCCGCTTGGCCTTTGGGTTTAGAAAAATCATAAATGACTTCTCTTGGGTATTCGGCAACTTCTTTAAGGGTTTCAGCTATCTCTTTAATGCTGTACTGAGTTTCTCCTGAGATTAAAAGTCTCTCTGGCACATCTTCTCTTGCTAAAAGTTGTAAAATAATTCTAGAGATATCATCTACATACAAAAACTCTCTGATAGCTGATCCGTCTCCCCAAACAACAAAGTGGCCACCTTCATGCTTGGCTTTGTACATCTTGTGGATTAGAGAAGGTATAACGTGGCCGGAGGCTAGATCAAACAAATCATTTTCTCCAAAGATATTTCCGGGAATAATAGAACAATAATTATTTACTTTGTACTGATCTTTGTAGGCTCTTATCTGTACATCTACCATTCTCTTTGCGTGGGCATATGCGAAATTCGCTTCAAAAGGCGGGCCAGCGTGCATATTGCTTTCCTCCATCTCTTTGCCGTCTGGAAAAACGCAAACAGAAGTAAAAGCAAAAAACTTTTCTACGTTGCTAACTGCAGCGTGATGAATCATGTACGCGTTCATTAACAGATTCTGATAAAAGAAATCTGCCTGCGCCGCTAAGTTGCCAGCGATACCTCCCACTTTTGCTGCGGTGTGGATTACATAGTCGGGCTCATATTTAATAAAAAGATTTTTTACATTCCTCTCTACTGTAAGATCTCCGTCTTCCCTAGTTGTAAAAATAAATTGATAATCGTAGTTCTCCGAAAGTCTTTTTATAGAGCTTCCTACTAAACCGCCGCCGCCTGTTACTAATACTTTTTTCATTACTTGATTGCTTCTACGTTCAGACTCATTAGCTTACCCTCTACATTTCCTCTTTTTTCTCTGCTATTATAAGAAATTTTAGGTAGATAAGATTGGCTATAGTCATCTATATGGAAATGCTCTGTATCTCTCCAGTCATACCTTTTCACAGAGCTAAACCCTGCAGACTCTAAATCTTTCTTTAGGGAATCGTAATCCCAGCCAGTATAGTGAAAATCGTACGGATGCTTTTGTGACCCGTACAAAAGACACTGGATAGGCTTTAAATCTTTATAACATATATAATATTCAAAAAGTGCTTGTAGGTCAGGCACAGAAACTCTTAGCACTCCATCTTTCTTAAGGACAGAATACCACCTCTTCATTGCTTCTATTGCCCCTTGTCTACTTGCATGCTCAAGAACATGACATGTATATATCAAATCTACAGAGTCATCTTTTACGTTCTCTAATTTGAAGACATCGTCTACTAAGTCTGGATTTACGTCTTCTCTAATGTCAACATTAACGAAGCCATGGATTTTTTTATGAAAACATCCTAGATGTAATTTTACTTTATCCATATCTTCTACTCCACTTCTCTTCTTGGTTTTCCCAATTGTCGAAATCAACCTTATAGTTATCTATAGCATCTGCTTGACTCCAGAAATCTGTAAATCTTGGCCTGTCATTCTGCAAGTAAGCTTGAAACAATATCGTAGCTTCGGTTGGGGGTGTCCAACTGCATCTAAAGATTCTCCTAGGAGAAAGATGGATTTCTCCTCCTTTAGCTTGGGTATAGTAAGCTAACCCGTGCCCGTTCATATTTACATGCTCGTAGCCGCAGTCTAATCCTCCTACCTCAATAAAATATTCTCTGTTGTACATAAAACAAGGGGCAATTAGCCAATTAGGATTAACTCCAGTCAATCTTTGATCTTCGTGAGTAGAAGACTTCCAATAGTTTAAATCTTTTGACTGCCTCCCTTTTCCCTCGTCATACATTAATGCCATGCCATGATTTCTGGGCTTGTCTTTTATAAAGTCAAGAGCTTCTTCGAATGCGCCTTCGTCTAAAGTGCAATCGTCGGGTATAAAAGCTATATAATCTCCAGAGCTATATTTCACTCCCTTTTGAAAGCTTCTAGACGGGCAGCCGAAATCTTCTATATACTTAAAATTTTCAGTGTCTGACCCCAATTCGCCGCAAGGACTTGGGCCGCAACACACTAACTCAAAATCGTAATCGCCTACAGCGACTTCAATTTGATTTAATATACTAGGCCAAGTGTGTGGGTTTATGCTTGGTAAAACTATAGAGACTTTCATAATTATTTGAATCTCCTTTTCCAGACTTTCGGAGCATCCCTCCATCCAAGAGGCTGTTTAAAAGATGTAATATTAGAATAAAGAAGTGGCGTATCATGTTCAATCTGTCCGAAATGAATAGGGGCGTGGTCCCCTTGCGTGTTTGGGGTATGATCGCACATGAGCATAGGATATTTAGACATTTTTACTTTGCATCCACTTCTTTGTGCTCTTATGGCCATATCAGCATGCGCTATTGGGCAAGTTTCGTACGCACAATCCCAAGCTTTCAACTCTTCAAAAAAAGAACGGTGCATCAAAGCGACGTTAAATATCCACCAATCGTTTGGCACGAAAGGTTCTGTCGTTCCATACGCTTTATTTAATTTGTAATAATCGTCATCTTGAAATCTTTGTTTATGAGAAAAATTTTCGCTTTCTGAGTATTTAGCGACCAAAACATTATCGTAGTCGTCGCCCATATCTTTCAATTCTTTAAAGTTGTTATCTAGAGCATTTTTAATAAATAAAGAATCGTCTGATATCCAAGTTATATAAGGGGCCTCTGCTAATGACGCAGCTATGTTAGAAGCTCTTACTGGAGAACCCCAATCTGTGACTAGTTTAATATCCTTATTCCCTTCTAGCTCCTTTGGTAAACTATAAGGAGAAGCAATTATTAGCTCAAAATTCTCTGAGGTTGCTTCTAGTATGGAATTATAAACCGCAAGCCACCTAGACTGCCTAATAGCTGGCATTATTATACTTATCTGAGGGCTTGCTTCGTCTTTCATTTCTTAAATCTTCTCGCCCAAACGTCGGGACACTTTTCCCAGTTATTATATGAAATTTTTAATCTATTTTCTAGATTATTTTTAGGGTTATTGTATATACCTAAGAACTTACTAGAGTCCGGTCCTGTTTGAGCGTCGTGAACTGGGCCATGGTCACCAGCGTGCTCCGGCAAATGAGAACATAAGAAAGCCGTTTTGCTTAGATTGTGGATAGTACCGCCTAAGTATTGCAATCTAAACATCAAGTCGTGTATAGCGTGATTAGAATACTCCCATTCGCAGTCAAGGCCTCCAACTTCTCTAAAAGTTTCTAACTTCATAAAGAAGTGCATGCACATCTTCCAGTTTTGATTTATTAAAGGCAGTCTTAAATCTCCGTGATAGTTTACGTTCCAGTAGTTATCTGGATGATGAGAAGAATGGTTAGATAAAGGCTCAAGGGTATCTGCATCTAGGCAGCCCTCGTTATAAATCATATTTATAACTTCGTACTTACCAAACCTGCACTCTATTGTATCGCAAGCTAAATCTATACAACCTTCTTGTATTAATCCGTCATCTGTAGTATTGTAAAGATACTTTGCATTACATAACATGATAGCCGCCTGCTTTGCGGCAGTTGGGGCCATACGAGTTTTAAAAAGTTTTATATTATCAAACTCTTCCAGCTCCTCTGGTAGATTATAAGGAGACGCTATAACTATTTCGAAAGTTCTCTCCTTGCAGGCTTTTTCTGCGGCCCTATAAAACTTATATAAATTTTTAGGCCTAATAGAAGGTAAAATTATAGATACATCTTTTTTCATTTTTCGTTATAGTAGTCGCCCCACTCAACTAATATGGTAGACTTGCCGTCTTCCCTTTCGTAGGCTTTTTGATAAGATTCAAAAATTTGATCAGGTTCATCGAGTCTAATAACTTCTATATTAGGAGCCATTAGTTTAAATGCGTCTGTATAGTCTCCGACATGTTGATGCTGTGGGTGTAAAGGTCTTTCTGAGCCTATGGAAGCCCTAATGATCACCTTAGGTCTGTAGTCAGACATCTCAGGTATTTTATCTAAGTGATTTACGATTTGATTTGTGGCCAGAAGCAAGAAATTCCATCTAGGAAAAATAGAAACAGGCACGTTGTCTCCAGCTAAAGCCAAGCCGTTCGTAAAGCCCATTTGCATGTCTTCGCAGACAGGAAACTCAATAAGCTTTTCTTTAGCCACATCTTTTAGGGTGTTGCTCATGCCCGTACCCGCAACCTCAACAGCTTGACCTATAAATAGCGTGTCTGGCTTTTCTCCAAGCCATTCCATAGATCTTTTTAGCTCATCAAAATATTTCATTAGAATTGGATTCTTTTGCCTGCTCCAGCATGTGGATATTTTGTATCGTATTTGTAATATATAACATTGCCTCTTGAATTAAGTAGATCTAGCTCTTCATAAGAAAGGTTCTTCATATTCCAAGTTTCCCTTGTGTTAGTGCAGACGCTTTTGCCATTGTCCTCCACTACCCAAGTAATAGGGAGATTCTGAGAAGTAGAATACTTTACGTTTTCGTGAAAGGAACCTGTTTCAGAGGTCATTTCTCCGACGAAGCACCAAACATTCGCCGTAGAACCTTTTCTCTTTTCAGCCAAAGCTCTGCCATTTGCGATAGGAATGCTGCCGGTTACAATAGCGGAAGAGAAAATTCTGTACTCTGGGTAACATAAAGTTATAGACTTTCCTGCTAATATGTCTTTCTTGAGTTGATCTCTAGGTACGCCTTTCAGCAAGCATTGATAGTGGCTTCGCCAAGTACAGAATACATAATCCTCTTCTTTTACATCTTCAAATATTTTAATTATCTTTTCTTCATTGCCACTATATAAATGAATTGGAGCTCTAATTTCAGCATTATTAAAACATTCCGCTATTTCTTCCTCAAAAGATATTAAGTCTTGTGGCGTTAAATTAGTTCTCATTTAGTATTTCAGTTATATAGTTAATCTTAGACTCTCCTAGTTCGGGATAGTTTCCAATGTACCATCCAAAGTGATGACAGTGGTCCGCTTCTGGATAGTCTAATGGGTCAGGAGCCTTGTAGACGCCATTGATTTTGATATTAAAATTCTTAACATATTTTTCTATATAAGGTTGACGAATTTGGCTACCGCCTCCAGAGAGACCTCTTCTGAACTCTATATCATGCTTATTTAGTTTTTCTTCTATCTTATCTCTTAAATTAAAGTCAGGTTCATTTAAGATGGGAGTAAATGCATAATTAGAGTTGCCTTCATGATTCAAATCAGTTCTAAACTTTTCTGAGTCTAGGTTGTTCATGAAGGTATAATAGTTTTCATTTCTGCGCTTATTGTTAGCGTCTAGTCTTTTAAGCTGGTTAGATGCAAGAACAGCATTGATTTCAGTACTTCTGAAATTGTAAGCTGCTTCCGCAAAGATGAAATCTGAGTTTAGATCTGGATACTCTTCTATATACTCGTTTTTGAGAGCATCGCTAGAAGCTTCTCTAACCATACCGTGAGACCTGAACATTCTACAGAATTGGTATATCTCAGGATCATCAGTACTTACCATTCCCCCTTCAATAGAAGTCATATGATGAGCATAATAAAAAGAGAAATTTGAAATCTTGCCAAAAGTTCCGACCTTCTTTCCTTTGAAAGTCGCGCCATGAGACTCGCAAACATCTTCTACTAAAATTAAATCATTATCTTCGCATAACTTTAGTATTTTATCTGTTAGCCCGTTATATCCTAAAACATGCGTTAGAAATACTACTTTAGTTTTCCTAGTAATTTTTTCTTCTAACTCGTCTTCATCTATAGCGAGAGTTTTTGGATTAATGTCGCAGAATACAGGAGTGAAGCCGTTTTGTAAAACTGCAGATATATCTGATATCCAAGTAATTGGCGGAACTATAACTTCTGCACCTTCTGGTAGAATTTGTTTTAAAGATAAAAAGGTAATCTGGTTAGCGGAAGACCCAGAGTTGACCATTATATTATTTGGCATGCAGAGCCGAGTTGGGTCATTGGTCAGCCATTGCCCCCACTCTTTTTCGAATTGCTTTACTCTTTTATTATTAGTAAGTATAGGTTGAGGGTCTTGTGACAAGAAATCAACTAAGACGTTTAAGTCCTCCTTGCTAATATTGTCTGACATTAATGGGTGTTTCATGCTATTTCTTCAGCTTCTTCTACAAGCAATCTTTTTAAAGTGATCCTGCACATTTTTTTAATGTTGTCAGCCTGTTTTTGCCCATACTTGGATTTTATTCTTTCCAAAAACTTTTCGTTCATATGGTACTTATTAAAAGCTTCGTCTCTGAATTTTAGGATCTGCCAAGGCTTTAGCGAATCTGTTTCGGAGCAAACAGAATCATAAGAATGAAAAGAATATCCAGAGTATTCTTCTGGGAGCCTGTGACCCTTGGCGACAGCATCGGCATATAGCTGACTTCCCGGAAGAGCCATTGCTGCATAAGCGTTCCATCCAGAAGTGCAAAGCTCTAAACTTAAATCTAAAGTCTCCTGCATTGTTTCCATTGTGTCTCCCGGAAGCCCAAATATATAATTTGCCATGACTTCTATGCCTGCGTCATGAATTTGGTCAACCACTTCCTTTATTTTAACATCTTTGAATTTACCTTTAGACACTTCAAGTCTAACTTCTCTGCTACTAGACTCAATTCCCAAGGCTATATATTTAACGCCAGCGTCTCTTAACAAAGTAAGCGTCTCTGGGTTAGAGACAGTATCAATTCTAGAATAAACCCAAAGCTTTAATTTATCTACATACCATTTTTTGCTTAACATTTCACAAACTGGAACGTAGAATTTTTTGTTAAGTAGGAAAAGCTCGTCGGTTATCTTTATAGTAAAAACTCCCTGCTCTGCAAGTTTGTCAAATTCTTTTATAATAAACTCTGGAGACCAGTATCTCATTTTACTATAGTTACCAGCCACTCCAGTTTCTTGATTATCGTCTCTGTTGATAATATTGATAATACAAAAGTTGCAACTAAACTTACAACCCAAAGAAGTTTGAATAGCTGCATAAGGAGTTCTAGAATCTTCGTCATATTCTGCGTGCCACATAGGGCTTCGATAAAGATTTAAATCTGGCAAAAGATCCCAAGCGTAACCCGGTAAATCTTCATCTAAATCAGTTACGACAGATTCGGGTGGGTTAAAAGTAGGCTCTCCATTTTTTCTATAAGCTATTCCTTTTACGTTAGCGAGAGTTAATTCATTTATGGACCCGAGAGATAGAACTCTTAACAGTGATTTTACTCCTTCATTAGTAAATACAAAATCTATAGAAGGCTCTTCGCTTAAAGCTTTGAGAGGCAAAGCTTGCACATACGAGCCTACAAAAGCTATAGGTATAGATAGATTATCTTTAATGTACGTGCTGAGCCTCACGGCTCCGCTCATACTGACGACACCAGCGTTAACATTTTGCCCGTAAACAACAAAGCAAATAAGCTTAGGTTTAAGAGAGCTTATTCTCTCTAAACTTTGTTTATCAGATAAATTTTCGGCCAGAGTATCTAGTATGCCTACGTTATAACCTTTGCTTCTAGCGGCTTGAGCTAAGAGTAAAGCCCAAGTGGGAGGCTCTATTGCGCTATAGTCGTTGGATAAATCTTGATATACTGCGCCAGAATTATTTGGAGATACAAATAATACGTCCATTATA